TCCTTCGCCGGCGCTTCGCCGTTGCCGTTCGCCGTGGGGCTGACGCGGAGCTGGTCGACGGGCCCGTGGCGCAGGACGTTGCCGCCGAAGTCAAGGACGAGGCAGTCGGCCTTGCCAGGATGAAGCCGGAAGCCACGACCGACCATCTGGTAATACAGGCCCGGCGACAGCGTCGGGCGCACCATCGCCACGCAGTCGATGTTGGGCGCGTCGAAGCCGGTGGTCAGGACGTTGACGTTGCACAGGTACTTCAGCGCGCCCTCGCGGAAGCGCTTCAGGAGGCTGTCCCGCTCAAACGGCAGCGTCTCTCCGCAGACAAAGCCGCACTCGACCTGGTGCCGCTCCGTCATGACGCGGCAGACGTGCTGGCCGTGCCGGACGCCCGAGGCGAAGATCAGCACGCTCTTTCGGGCCTGCGTGTGTTCGACGATCTCCCGGCAGGCCGACAGGACGAGATTGTCCTCGTCCATCAGGTCCTCGACCTCGCCGGCGATGTACTCGCCGCCGCGCACATGGAGCTGGTTGTAGTCGGGGCGCTGCGATCCCGCCTTCGTTCGCAGCGGACACAGGTAGCCCTGCACGATCAGTTCGCGCACGCCGACCTCGAAGCAGGGCGCATTGAGGATGTTCTCAGGTGCGCAGATCGTCCCGCTCTTCATCCGGAACGGCGTGGCCGTCATGCCGATCACCCGCAGTTGCGGATTGATCTTGCGGGCGTCCGTCAGGAACGTGCGGTACATTCCCTCGCCGTCGGGCGGGATCAGGTGGGCCTCGTCGACGATGACCAGATCGACCGGTCCGAGGTCGCAGGCCCTCTCGTAGATGGACTGGATGCCGGCGATCGTGACGGCGTAGCCGAGGTCGCGGCGCTTCATGCCTGCCGAGTAGATGCCCACGGGAAGGTCGTGTGCGACGAGGTGCAGCTTCTCAGCGGCCTGTTCGAGCAGCTCCCGAACATGGGCGAGGATCAGAACTCGACCTTGCCAAAGCTGGACGGCATCGCGGCAAATCGTGGCCATCACCGGCGTCTTGCCGCCGGCCGTGGGGATCACGACGCACGGGTTGTCATCGCGCGTACGCAGGAACGCATACACGGCATCGACGGCTTCGCGCTGGTACGGCCGCAGGATCAACCCCGAACCTCCTCGAGTGCTCGTGCCAACAATTGCTGCCGCTGGCCGAGGCGTCGCAGCAGGCGCCCGCCGGCCTTCCGCAGCGCCGTCTCGACCTGGTTGAAGGCCTCCATCGCCTCGGCCTCTTTCTGCGGCTGGGGATGTGCGACCGGCCGCGATTCGAACCAGTCGGCGACGGCCACGTAGCGCAGGGCGGCGCGGATCAGTTCAAGTTCAAGCGTGCGGTTGTCGGGAACGGCAGCGGCTTGCATGTCCTCTCCGCGATGCGAACGATCAACTTCCCGCCCGGTACGACGTCGGCCTTCTCCACCAGCAGCCACACGATCTGCGAGTCGTCGTGGAATGCGCCGCCGTGCTGGAGGGAGTCGTTCAGGGCTTTGAGCGAGTTTTCAGCATCCCGCTTGCGGTTGTCCGGCGGATACAACTCGACGTGGACCGCCAGGGGGCCAGACAGCGGCTTGACGCGCGCCGCACGGAGGATGGCGACGACGGTATCCCGGTAGGCGCGCCCCGCGCGACTGATCAGCATTCGCCCGCGCCAGGTGCGCCAGTAGTGGTTCACACTCGGCGGATACGGAAGTTCCAGTTCGATCACGATCCCACCTCGGCCTCGCGCTGCGCCCGGGTCAGGCGAAGACGATCCATGCCCGCGACCAGATCGGCGCCGGCCGCCTGGCTGATCTCCAACATCCCGCCGCAGCGCACACATCGTGGGCGGCTCCGGCGCTCGACACTGGAACGACGTTCCATCTGCCGATGACCGCACTCGAGGCACCGCATCCAGCACCGCGGGTTGTTCCGCATGGTCCAGCCCTCTACCGCTTCCACGGCGGCGTACCGTTGCCGCCCGCGGCCGCGGCCGGTCGCGTCGCCGGCGCATCCTTCTTCGCGTAGCCCTTGATGACGTTGGTGAGCTCGCCGGTGTCGTCGCGCTTCTTGTGACCGACGGTGATGACCACCGGGATGTTGTGCAGCTCGATGGAATCCTTCGGGGCCATCACGCCGACGGCGCGACAGATGGCCGAGAGTTCCGCTCGCGCGATCTTGACCGTCGTCGAATTCGGGTTGTCCAGGTTCAGCCGAGCCCACAGCAGCCGGCCCTTGTGCTCACCCTCGATCACCTGGAAGGTGAACTGAAGGAACTGGCCGGCGCCTGACTTCGTGGACTTCATTTCGCTCTCGGTGATCACGGCCAGGTACTTGCCGGCCGGGATGGCCTCGAAGGCGAAGTTCGGGTCGACCTCGTTGGCGTTGAAATTCCCGATGGTTGCCATAACCGATTCCTTTCTCTGAGGATTGATTACGCCACGTCACGCCATGTGCGGCCGGTCTTGATCGACCCAATCGCACTGGGCGAAACCTGCATGCGCCGCGCAATCACACGCTGCGACAGACCGCCGGCGAGAAGGCTCCGTACCTCTCGCACCTGAGCCGTGTCGAGCTTTGTGTACGTGCGAATCGTGCAAGTGCGTGCGCGCTTGTTCTGGCAATTCTGCACCCCGGTGACAAAACGACAGTTTTCAGGGCAATAGCCCTTGTCGTTGTCAATGCGGTCGATTTGCAGACCGGGCGCGTAGCCATTCCGACCGGCCCACTCGAGAAAGTTATCGAAGCAGTTGCGCCACTCGGCGCAAACCGTGATGCCGCGTCCGCCGTAGAGCGCGAAATGTTCATGCGATGGAACGTGACAGCGTCCTTTCATTGCGACATAAGTGGAATAGAGCCCGTCGGTCTCCTGTTGCTTGCGGTAGTACCACGCCAGACAGTGCGCCGCGTTACACGCCTTGCAGCGAGTCGCGAGGCCGTCCCGGCGCCCCCGATGCTTGCTGAAGTCCGTCAGAGGACGAACGACGCCGCAGACCGTGCATCGTTTTGTGGCGGTTGCGGTCGCCATCCTTCACGCCCCCTGGACGATGGGTTCCGCTTCGGTAACCAGTGGGTTCTCGCCACGCAGGAACGCGGCGTAGATGCGGTAGTCGAGTGGGAATTCGTCCGGCAGGTTCAGGCGGTTCTTGGCGACGTGCGCCGGGCGCTCGGTCGTGCGGATGATCCGCTCGCCGGTGCCGATGCCCTGGACGCGCTTGCGGCCGAAGCCCTCCTCGGTGGTCTTGGTGTGGACGCTGTATGTGCAGAAGAGGACCTCGTCGGCCCATTCCTGCACCAGCGCCGAGGCCTGCTTGTGCAGGCGCGGCGAGTAACGGTCGTAGGTGTCCGTCTCCGGATTGGCGAAGCGCTCGATCTGGGCGTGGGCGATCAGGATGATGCCCATGTCGCGGTCGTTGCGCAGGGCGTCGAGGCCGGTCAGGACCTCGCGCCAGTTGGTCAGGGCGAAGACGTAGCCCTTGCCGTAGCCGATGTCCTCGATGGACTCGACGCCGCGCTTCTTGCACACGTCGGCGAAGATCAGGCGCTCGAGCCAGTCGAGGCTGTCGAGCACGACGGTGCGGTATTCGTGCGGCTCGGTATAGAGCTCCGCCAGGGCGGCGATGACATCGGCGTATTGGACGGCCAGAGGAAACCGTTCGCACTCGATGTTGCTCAGTCCATCCTCGGTCTGGATGAACACCGGTGCCTCAGCCATCGAGCCGAAGGTGCTCTTGCCCACGCCGTGGACGCCGTACACCAGCGTCCGGCGCGGCGCCGGCGTTCTGCCACGTTGAATCTGATTGAGCAGTTTCATGGGTACTCCTCGTTTCTGCGCTTTGTGAATCCGGACCCGGGGCCGGCGCCGGCGATCCTGTCCGCCCTCCCTGGCGAGGACCGTCGACCGGCCCCGGGCCGGGACTCACAGCCGCTCGACCAACCGCAGCGACTCAAACCTCGTGAACCAGTTGCCCGTCTCGCGGCAGCGCTTCAGGTCCTGCATGGCCTCTTCGCAGTCGCGCTGCGCGTCGTCGAGGACCTTCGGCGCGACCTGCCAGACGCCGCAGCGGTACGGTTCGCGTTTTTCGACGGCGACGATGTGGACGGGCTGGACGTGTCCGCACGCGGCCGCCACGAGCGCCCGATAGAACGCGACCTGGTGCAGGTAGCCGAACGCCCGCATAGACAACTCGAACGAGTCGAGTTCGTCGGCGGTCTTCAAGTCGACGATTCCGCGATCGTCGATGGGGTTGATCCAATCGACGCGCGCCTGGCAGCGGTGCTCGGCGTACTCGCAGCGCACCACGCCTTCGGCCATGCCCTCGCTGAACAACTCTCGCGCGAACAGGTGATCACGCACGGCCGCGGCCATCTGTTCGACAGTCGCAGCGTGCGTGTCACTGAGCACCGGCCGACCCTGTCGCTCGGCCCATTCGGCGAATGCCTTCGTGGCGGACCCGAACGGCTGGCCGGTCTTCGGGTTGATGGGGCCGCCGACCGCGTATTCGCGCTCGTAGCGCTGCCGCCCCTCGAGAATGAGCGTGTGCGCCGCCCGGCCGACCAGGTATGCCGCCGTGTCGCGCTCCGGCACCAGGCCCATCTCCTTCTTGCGGTACAGCAGCGGACATCGTCGAAACTCGTTCAACGCATGAGCGGTCAGGAAGTCCTTCGATCGCGCGTGGTAGGTCTCGGCCGGCTCGCGGATCAGGAACCCGAGGTCGATTCGAGCCTGCGCTGTCGTGGCGTTCATGCCAATGTCCTCCGGGTACACGTCGTGGCGGTACGAGCCTTGACCGAGTCGCACGAGGGGCAGCGCGAAGTGCGCGGCGCCGCCGTTCAGACACCTCAGCAGGCCGCCGCGCATTCGGGCGTCTCCTTCGCTGCGGGCGGATCAACACGATGAATCTGGAACGCGTCGCGGCCGAACTCGCGGCTCACGAAGCCGGTGAAGACCCGGCAGATCGCCTGGCCCGCTTCAGTACCGGCGTCGATGACGCACGAGCGACGAGAAGCATCGATGGCGTACGAAGCATCCAGCCGCACCGCCGATTCGCCGAACAGGCTCTCGACGGCCAGGACGGCCAGCAGCAGCGTCTCCTCGACCTCACGCATGCTGACCGATTGCGAAAACGTGTATCGAACGATGCTCCTCGACATCTCGTGCCTCCTCAACGCCGGTACTGGATACATACGCAAAGCCGCATCGGACTGTCGCGCGCGGTTAGCGGTATTCGTGGAGGCCGCCGTCGGCGAAGCGATTACGCAGGTCGCGGATGGCGCGATAGAGCGTCGCCCGGTGCTGGCCAGAAGATCGGGCGGCGTCCGAAACCGACTCGTGAAGGAGGCGCTTGCACAACCGGCGCAGGTCGTCCGGCAGATCGGCCATCACGCTGGCGACGTCGAGGCGAAGCGACGCAGCCTCGAGCGCCGATCGAGAATGGATGCCGCGCCGGGCGCGGAACTCGTCGCAGTCGCAAACGCCATCCTCGGCGTCGCCGTTCAACGGCGTGACCTGCCCGACGCCGCGTTTGGCGGCCAAGTGGGCACGAACGAGGGAGGCGGCCTTGTTCTCGATGATTCGCGCGACAAACGTGCGAGCCGACGCGCGACTGGCGTCGAACGCCGGCCATCGTTCCAGGACGGCGATCAGAAGTTCGTGCTGAATGTCTTCGCGGTCGGATTCACTAAATCCGGGCTTGCGGGCAAGCTGGCGGGCTTTGTGGCGGATGATTTCATCGACGTATTCTTGCAGGTTCGGGTCGAGACCCATGTCGGACTCCTCGCGGCCAGCGAGAAGGCGTGGGTGCCAGTCGACATCGTGCGAACATAGACAGAGCCACCGTGGGCTGCCGATGCCTCAGCACCCACGATGGCTCCGCCGCGCGGCCGCCTGTCGTGCGGTTCGTTTCAGGTTGCGCAGGCGCTACCGCGCGCCCGCCATCAGGTTCACGTGCATGTTGAATGGAAGTCCGTGCTTAACGGTCAGCACGGCGACAACGCCGTCACCCAGGCGCTTAAGCTCATCGAACAGTTCGACAACCTGCTCCTTGAGAACAAAGTCGTCGAGCCCCCGCTCATAGCGCGGACCATTCTGGTTTCCGAACTTGTGCTCACGCACGACGCGCGGCGGCGGTTCAAGCACGGGCTCTCCGGCGCGCACCCTGAGTTGCTCAATGCGACCGAAGTTGATTTCCTGCATCAACTTCAGCAGGCGTTCGTTCGATGGGGGAAGAGAAGCTAACGTGGCTCGTCCTGCCATGCCAAGACTCTCCTTTCTGCGCCGCCAGGCGCAACAAGTAGCTGTCTGGCGAGGTGAGGCGGGAACATTCCCGTCAGCAGCCCGCCAATCGTCCTGCCCAGTTGCCGGCTTCGGGCTACAGATGCCCTAGGGCAACGGATGTGCCACGTTGGAAACCCTGTTTTTTGCGAGTTGTGAGGACTTGCGGAGGCCGCTCGTTCTCATAGGAAAGTCGAGCGTCCGTTGAGGAAAGTCTTTGAGGACCTGAGGCAAGTCTTGCGAGGTCGAACGAGAATCAGGCAGCCGTCGCATCTACCAAGCCGAGCGCGCGGTACATCTTTGACGCCTGTGCCTCGCCGACACCCATGATTTCACCTGCCCGGCGTTGAAGCCCCGTGCCGTGTGCGAACCCCTCGTCGCGAGCGATCTCGTCGGCGAGGCTGTATCGTTCGCAGTTCCTTGGAATCTGGTCGTGAGAGACTTCGGCCGCATTTTCCACCCCCGACGCGCCCCCGTTTGGATGAGGGCGGTCGGCGGTGGAAAATGCCGGGTCGGACATGA